TTGCCATGCTATGACCTCTTCACGTATGTACGGAGAAGCTTAGCGACATCTGCAGGCATTTCGCGATTAACCATGGTCGTGCCATCAGCGCTGACCATGATGTCGGCAGTGCCGATGCCGGTGCGGCGTCGATATACCTGCGCCGCCCAGAGCAGTGTGGCCAGCTTGATATTGCCCGGCACCTCAGTGCTGTACGTCCACTTGCCAGCGACGGACACCGACTGCTCAGGGCTTCCGCTGTATGTCCACCGTACTGATGCACCAGTCTTGATGCGGATGGCATAGGCAGGACGCTCGGGCACAGCATTGGGCGGCAGGAGCACAACGTCAGACAGAGAGATCGCCACCCCGTTGCCGTTGGTGATGCTGGTCAGCTCACAGAGATCGTGACGCAGTAGGAGTGTTTGGTCGTCGAGTAAGTCGCCGTTCTCCCAGTCGTACAGCGGTGTGAACTTGTGCGTATGCGATGCGGCGGGGCCATGGCTTGACTCAGGCTCAAAGTGACGATGGCAGTAGGCATCAACGGCTTCGCTGACTCGAGTGCACAGCAGTGCGAGGATGGCATCGTCCTTGTCCACTGTGATGTCGAGCTCCGCCTTTAACTCCTCCGTCGTGATGTATGCCATTTAAATCACCTTTCGGCGCTTGGGCTTTTCGGGCTCTGGCTCGTCCATGCGGACAGCGAAGCCTTGCTTGATGAGCTCCTCGCCAGCGTCGTCCGGGACATCGGCCACTTCGCCAGCACTGCCGGCGATGCGATGCCCTGCGAATTTTCCGGCGAAGTCATCGAGAAACTGCACTTGCATGGTCTATCCTTTGTGAGGGCACTGTGCGCACAGTGCCCTCGTGATGCGTGAGTGGGTTAGGCGTTGACAGCGACGGCGAAAGCTTCGTCCTGTGCAACGTCCGAGCCGTAGCGAGCGGTGACGAAGAACACGGTTTCGTTGTAGTTGGCGCGGTTTGATTCATCGCGGACTACGCTGATGCCCTGATTCTCCACGAAGTAAAGATAGCGCCAGTTGCCGAAGACGACGGGTTTATTGGTCGTGCCAAGGTCGGCCATGTCCGGCGACTCAAAGACCGGACGGCGCAACAGCGTCTCCATGGTCTCTTCCTGTCGTCCACCTGGGGTCTCGGCGTAGGCGAACTCATTGGCAACGGTGAGCGAGCGAATGGCGCTGAGCGTGTCCGTGTTCATGGCCCAGCCCACTTCGCCGGGGCGGCGGTACTGTGGCTTGATGCTGTAGTACATGCCCTTGACCTCGCCCACGGTGATGGCCGATGCGCCAGCGAGGTTGAACGCCGTGCCACGGGTAATCACACCGTAGGGCTGTGAAGAACCAGTACCGATGGTGAGGTACTTGTTGACGCTGTCGATGTAGGCACCGGCGATAATCTCGTTCATGAAGCCGAGCAGATCGAAAGCGGTGTCGGCCAGAAGACGTTTGTTGACCCGCACCTGCATAGCCATGTCGTAGATGGCGACCTGTCGTGCCGTCATGCCTGGGGTCTGGTCGGGGAACTCACTGCCAGGAGTGAGCGGCGCCAGCGTGACACGGGTGCTTTCAGAGCGCAGGTCGTACTTGTCTGTGCCGATGGTGCGACGGGTGATGGGGAACACGCCCAAAAGCGACTCCTGGTTGCGCTTGGCGATAATCTGCGTTTCCCACTCGGGCTCGAGCAAATACGAGCCGGGAGTGGTGGTGGGAAGCAACGCTTTTTGCCCGCTCGGCAACGTGCGCTCCTGTGGCTCCTCAAGCACAGCGCAATTTTCGCCTTTGCGGTAGAACGCATCCCAAGCCTTGTAGCGCTCGGTCTTCTTCTGCTCATCGCTACGCACATGCACAGCGGGAGCATGGGCGCTCTTGGCGGTGATGCCGCCCTCGGCGTGGTCGCCAATTTCTTTTTGTGCCCGTGCGTAGGCTTTCTCGGCGGCCTGCTCAGCGGCGGCGGTGATAATCTGGTTAATGTCCTGTGGCATATCATCCTCTGTGTGTGTGCGGTCGGTCTCTGTATCGTCAGGCTCTGACACGGTGCCAGCATCGCTCGGCGCGGTGTCCTCTGTGCTCGTGACTTCGGTGCTCTTGGCCGCCACCCCGATGGTGCGGGGTTCGGCTGGGGTCATGGTGAGGCTGATTTCGCCGACTATCCAGCGCTTGATTTCGCCATCACTCATGCGGGCATAGGTTTGCGGAAGGCTACCCGTGCTGAGTCCCATGCGTCCCGTGCGGACAAGCTCGGCAATCATCTCGTAGTACTGATGACTGCGGTCAAGCTCGATCTCTACGTCGATGCCTTCGTCGCCCGGCATCCACGACTTAACGACGCCGATTTGTGACTTGAGGCTGCGTCGGGCATGGTCGTAGTAGACCGGCATGCCCTCGAATGGCCGGGTTTCGCCAAAGTCAGTTTCCCGGGTAAAGTAGTCTTGCTCAAGGTCTGCGCCGCCGAAAACAATGCCCTTACCTCGCACAAGCGCCGCTTCCCCGTCTTCAACAAACTTCACGGCATAGCCGCTCGACTTGACCTTGTAATCCATTGGTAATCCTCCTATTTCCATTATATGGTGGGCGTCAAATGCCTTCGTGTCCTCCGCTTCGATGATGCGCCGCGCCCATGCCCAGCCCTCATCGCCACCCCAGCCCATCCATGCTTGCCACCCTTTGCCCTGCTCCTCCCACGTCGCCCCGTCCTTGTCGACTTCATGCCGAGCAAAGTAGGACGCCATGCGCCGGAGCGTGGCCACACTCACGGGCTGACGATTGGCTAACTGCCGTGCTCGAGCAAGGCCAACCGGGGTCATGCCGCGCTGACTCGGCGGCTTCTCCGCTCTGACTTCGAGCGCCATGCGGGCATTGTCTGCCACCGCTTCCGGCGGCGTGTGCGTATCGCTTTCCGCTTTGGTCTCCTCAGCGGTAGCGATGTTCAGCGCCGTGAGATAGGCTTCGGCGTCGCTCTCGTTGTCGTAGCACCGCAAGGCCTCGGCGTCGCCGTCTTTGTAGACGCAATACACGCCGTCTTCTGCTTCGATGTGGTAGGGCATTACAGTTTCATCCCTTCTAACGTGCGGCGCACAATGGTGTCGAGTTCACCCCGATCCGCCACGGCTTTGGCGGCTTGCTGTGCGGTGAGCCACCGCCCCTTGTGTATCTCGGCTTGTTGGTCGCCGATGACATACGGCGCATATGTGGCATCACTTGTAATCACGGCAGTGTCGCCGTCAAGGTTGACACGGTACGACTGACTCAAACTCTGCGATGCCGCCAAGCTACTGCCACGCCCACGCACATATGGCACCGTTATCTTGCCCTGCGATATCATGGCCATGACAAAGCGGCGTTGTTTTTCGCTCTTGTACTTCTGCGCACCTTTCTTGGGCGGCGGCGGCTTCTGTATCTGTATTTCGCCTTCGACGCTCTTCGCATACGCCAGCGTGATTTGTCGCACCGCTTCACGATAGGCGCCAAGGGCAACGTTGGCAATCACTTCGACTTTGAGCATTACTTCACCTATCGGATGATGTCGTCGGGGATTTCATCCGCCTCGTATTCGACTATGTAGCCCCATGACTCCAATATCACTTTGACATTGAGAAAAGAGTCATCACAAAACCAAGACGTCGCCTCGATATCACGAATCTTGTTGATGACGTCTTTGTCACCAACATATTGCAATTTTTGGTCATCCCACTCAGCTTTTTTGCCGTTGATTTGTGCGACAAACTTCATTACTTTCCTCCATCTTTTACGGTTTGCAGCCACCACTCAAACAAGCCAGGGTCGGACGTTGTTGCGGTTCCCGAGATGTCAGTAATACCCATTGGCAGTACTTCCAAAAACTCGTATGACCCTTTGTATTTGCGTAATGTATACGCATCTTCTACGCCATCACGATATGCTTTGTCTGACTTTTTCAAGCCATGCGCATATGTTGGCTCGAGCTCTGCCAGTGGTTGCAATTTCTCGCCCTGTGTACGCTCAGCGACAAACCGATCAGTTGCGTCTTTGCCGTATTGCGTTCGTAACTGCAAAATATGCATTGATTCGTGTACTAATGCGCTTGTCCAATCAATATTTTGCGGATTCACATAGATTGTGTCGTAATCGGCAGCCATGCCAGCGCCTTTCCATGGCTTGATCTTTATGTCCCACACTTTCCCGTCAGAATCAGCAATGCCGACGCTGAGTCTTACAAACTCCTCAATACGTTGCATGTCGGCTGGTGTTAATTTGGAATGCATCGATGTGATTCGCACTTCTTGCGGATTATCACGGCGCAAGTCTTGCAAAAGTTGTCGATATAGCGGCGCTTCTTGTTGATTGATTTGCGTTTCACGTTGACGAAATGCGCTGTATTCAGTTTGTATTTGCTGAGTAACTGCGTCGTATTCTGGAGTTCCCGCAGTCAATGCGTTGCGTTGTCGCAGTAGGTTATTAAGGTTGCGCCGTCCTTGCTGTTGCTCTGCAGCAATCGTTCGCAGTCCTTCGGAAATGTTACTTCGCACTACCTCGGCCTGTTCGGTTGCAGATAATGCCGCAAATGACTGTTGCTGTTGCTGTTGTTGCTGTTGCGGGTTGACCAGTCGCAATGCGGTGGCGCATCGACAATTCGGATGCGCTGGCGGCCCGCCGATATCTCCCCAGTCGACTTCTTTCTTGCCGTCAAGTGGTCCACAGATCGGGCAGGTGATGTCATCTCGTTCTGTAATCCACACGCGCTCATAGTTGAGACCACGCTCGGCGAGGTAATCCTTGTAGATGACATTGGCCTGTGTTTGGCTGCGCACAATCTCCGTTCGCGCAATCATCAACGCACGGGCAGGATCAACGCTGGGACGCAACATGCCGGCCACGTCTTCCGCCGTCATGCCTGGGGTCTGACGATAGACATCGATGACTTTCTTGATACGCTCTGCAGTGGTGGCGTCAATCTGGCGTGTGGTCATCGGCACGTAATCGACGAGCCAATCCACCACACGGTCATTTGTGGCGTCCGTTGCCGTCACGCCAATCTCACGGCCCACCGTGTCTATCTGTGCTTGGGCAACGCGGGTCAATTCACGGTTGAGCACGGGAGCGACGATGTCCCGCAGGGTCGGGTTGACGTCTTGGTTGCGTAGAATCTTGCGCACCCATGCCGCGCCACGCTCGGCAAACTTACTGATGAGCTCATCGTAAATGCGGCGCTCCTCTTCCGTCATGTCGTCCAATGCCTTAACCTCGTCCACGACGTCGTGCGCCTCGTGTACGGTCATCTGCGGGCTTAAACGCATCATTACGGACTTGACAT